CTCGGTGAACTCATTTATCTGTTCATTTATATTTACTAGCCATTTTATCATTTTCATAATAGTTTCTTTTTATAAAAATAAATTCCTAATAATACTCTAGCTAACGCTAGCCATCCTATTCCTCCAACATTCTTTTGTGCCTGGCCATAAACCGGTCCAAACGTCCTCGCCCACGTCCTCACAGTCGCAAGACAATGCCTGTCCGCCGCATGTTGCACATCTAGCAGTATCACAACCGTTCAGGTGGTTCTCACCAGGTGCTGCATTACAGTCATGACAATGCTTGGTAGCTGTATATTTAGCCTCTGCCCACAGTTCGTCTAATTTTTCGGTGATCTGTTCCTCTGTGAGGCCCATCTCTTCTGGTGTCTTCCAATAATCTCCCATCTTTTAAAATTTTAGTTATAATACCGTACATATCCATGTTCATCCTGGAACATTACGCCTTTGACTGTTACGCCATGTGTTTTTAAAAAATAATTCTTTATTCTATCGGTATCGTCACGATTAGCACCAAGCGCGCTAAATATTGAGATCATGCCATGCGTTACGTCGTAATTACCGTCCTCGTCTTTTGGAACAGCAATGCCTGGCGCGTTTGCTTCTTCTTTTTATGCGTCCAATCACTGTAGAACAAGCCGTATAGTTCTGTCAGGAACGTGGTGGCCGAAGCTACCTTTATGTCGGCCACCATCTTAACGTAGTTGTCTGCTGCACTGTTGCCGAATTCTTTTAGTATACCCTTGAAGATTCCTTCCAGGATCTCTCCGTTGAGATCAGACATCGTTGCTCCCCTGCCTGAATAATATTCCGGTCTAGTACTCATTCTGTTATCTCTGATGATTTCTTTTAACTTCTCCATATATTTTCTGTTTAATATGTCATTTCTGGCGATACTTCTTTGACCGTATCGTCTGCAAATATAACCCTATACTTGACGTAATAGTTGTACTTGCCTCCCCCTATGAGCACGTCTTCTACAACTACCCTAGAAGAGTCATTCTTCATGTATGCTATGTCGCCTACTGTTTTTAAACCAAGCGTGGCGTCATTACGGTGGATCATTGACATGGTTAACGTCTTAAATTTAGACAGCTCTGCATTTGCCGTGTTCAAAGAATCTACGTGCATGTTGCAGTTAACATTAGACAATCGTTCGTTGAAGAGCGCATCTGCTGTATTCTTTTGTTCGATCAATGCGTCCTTATCGGTCGTGAAATCGACGTACGCCCAAGTGCCTATGATGAAACATATAAATGCGTATCCTACTAATGTGGGCGCAGTAGTGTTTTGAAATAGATTTTTCATAATTAAAATTTAAAGTTTGGAGTTGCTGAATAATAATCGTAATATCTAAAGATTAAGTACTTCAATTCTTTGTTCTAATGCTTTAATGTCCATATCTTAACTTTATTTAACAAAGATACGAGAAAACATCGAATAAAAAAAATAAATGGAAAAATATTTTCAAAAAGAAAGCCTCTCACGAATGAAAGGCTTTCTACACTTGGGACTGCTACGCATTTGTGTCGCGTCTATAGACCGTGTCCTCTGGTCATACGGTTTTACCTGATTACAACCGTACCTTCCGCTAACTGCAGGGGAATATATCAATTACCATAATTTCTTAATATCTTGTAATTTTTCAAGGCACTCCCGTTCGATTCCGTCGAGTATGCTCGACATCGATTCTATAGTGGACTCTTCCTTTATTTGTACAGCAAGCTGTCGCATGTGGAAGAAGTTTAGGAACGGCGATATATTTGTGCGAATGAAATCGAGTTGTTTTATGTGGTACATATTTTTTTCGGCATCAGTGGCAGGTCGTATATCAGATAGATTCAGCTCGAATACTATTCCGTTATAATTCTTGCACTTATATATGCCCTTGTCGTTTATGTGTATTATTCTCAGTAAATCAGTACCCTTGACCACGATGTCGTCATGTACTAATTCTTGTTTACCAACGACTGAATCTATACAATTAAATTTATTCAATATTAGTTTGGCCGCTTCTCCATCGCCCAATACGGTGGTTATCGCCTTTTTTATGTCTTCTATGCTATAATTCATATATTAAAATGGTAAATCATCATCCGGCAAAAATAACTTGTTCGCATCTTCTTTGGTGTACGCAAAATCAGCAATAGCATGTTCCAGCTCGCACCACGACCAATATTTGAAGTCATCGCTGTCCCGTTGTATGCTGAACCCAGCATCGACTGAATAGAATCCCTCAACCTTGTCCTTGATGAACTCGGACCAGTCTTCAGTCTCCATAATATACACGTTCAACTGCATCTCATCTGCACAGCCAAACTCTATCATGCAATAATCGATTTCGGTTACCACCATTCTGTCATCTACTCGTTTAAAGTATCCGAAGAACGAGGCGACGACGAATTTATTTCGATTGTCTATTACTATGTCTAGTATTTCTGATGCCGTCATTTTTAGTCCCACCATAATCTTATTGTATCTTGTTCAAACTGGTTGCATTCATCTGGCTTAGATCTGCATACGATTTCTATCAATTTGACAACGTTGAATTCCTTCAGTGACATGGCATACTTGATGTCCCAAATTATAACGGTATCTGACTTATCCATGTCCTCGTCGTAATCCATGAAAACCTTTATGCCTGGCATATTAATGAGGTCTTCGACAAATTTCTTTGCTGTTGCACTCTGCATACCATTGGTGGATAGAGGGTATCTGCCCCATACATCCTCCAATTCGAGGGCGGTATCATGCGTGATAAGCTTGCCGTAATACGTTACTCCGTTAAATTTACTACTCATTAGTCAAAGATTTAAGTTCATCCCACATCTCTTTATACGTATCGCCATGCGTCCTTAAACGTTTCTCAAATGCTGACAACTCCTTCTTATGTACACCGAGCATAGAGTGACCGTTATTAACAGCATCTGTGGTGTTCGCTAGTCGATCGCACAGCTTCTTGAACTCTCCGTACTTGTCGACAGCCAATCCAGCATAATATGCTTTGCCGGCTCTGGTCTTTCTATTTCTGCCCTTGTCATTCGTCATCGAGTAGCATCCTTCTGCTATAACTTCGCCAAATACGTCTTTAATATTATTGAATGTAAGTCTGGCATCTTCTAACGAATCATGACCGTATAACTCAGCTTCCACCCTGTCCCAATCTTCTTCCGGTATCAATTGTTTGTACTTGTGAAATTGTTCAACTACTGCGGAGAGATGATATGAATACGGCTTGCCACCATACCTGTGGTTTGTCATATTGTGTGCTGTTATGAATAAATGCTTTGCTATATCTGCCAATGTCTTCGGTATTCTCATGACGATCTCCATGAACCTGACATGTGAGATCCACTTCATAGGCATTCCCCAGTATGCATCCATAGGCAAGACCAACGGCTCTTCGCCCATGGTCGATTCAACAACTAGGAACTTCTTGTTCCTCATGTTGTCGTCGATGATGTATATGACGTATATCGCCTCGCCAGTAACTGTGTTCTCATAGCAGTTGCCCATCTTCATTAGCTGCGTATTGAACAGCGTGTTTATAAGGTGCATGTGCAATACATTCATTATGTCGCCGTCAGGCAGAGGCTTGAATTTGCTTAGCGGCGTCCATGCAGTGCCGTCATTAACGGTATCTGTCGTTACGAATCCCATGAATACGAATATGCGCGTTCCATCAGCTCTGTAGTCATCGTATACAAGATCGCCTAACCCTGTGTCCATTCCGGTGAATTCATTCAATGTTTCTACTAGTTTGTCCATCGCGTACTTTACGTTATCGGTATTATTACCTTGTGTAGGTACTGATACATTCACGTATGGCAGAACTAAGTCTGTAGTCGCATTAAGATTTGTAAGGATCTCGCCTTTTCCATTGAATATCAATGCTGCGTATGATTCTGTCTTTACTATAGTTTTTGTTTTTTCCATTTTATTGTTGTAATATTTCTTTAAAAAAATTATTTACATATTCCGATTCTTCACCAAAATTAGGTATTGGCGTTTTGATAACCCAAGCAGAGTGCTGTTTTATTTCCGCTGGTAATGTTGCGACATCAGCACTCATAAACGGTATCTTCTTTACACAAAAGCCGTTTTTGTACTCGTCCGGTAGCTTGTTCCAGTCCAATCCTTTTTCCAATAACATGGTTACGATTTCATCCGTATTCTTTTTGTGTAATTGTTTTTGACTGTACATGCTCATGCCGACGTTCAGCTTGGAGTTTCTGATGGCATCACGCTGCCTGAATATGAAACAGTTGTTTACCTCAACAAACGGTAGGTTGAACGTCCTAGCATCGAATCTGGCGCGTTTTCGCGGCCTATCAGGATGCTTTGTCCAGTATTCCTTGTCCATATACTCGTTGAACGCTTCCGTAGCGATAGACGCAGCGTTTGAAACTATCTTCTGCACCCGTCCGTCGAACCATAATGTGCTCAGCGGGTTCTCAAAGGCGGTAATCAACAATGTTATCTCGTCCGACTGGCTGTACACAAGTTTGCATCCCTGCACCTCTTCGGCCATGATCCTGGCGGTGTGCATCATCGCATCACGGATAATATTATCGAAAGGTTTTTTGAAACCTTTCGTGTACGAGCTAAAAGATCGACCGTCTACCCTTATTATGACTGGGTAATTATCGTCCAACGTCGTGCCCACACTCGCCTCGTACATTTTCATACGTGCGGCCAAGCTACCTTCACAATTTTCCAAATACTCTACTGAATGTATTCCTCTCATTTCTTTTTAAATTTTTTAATTTGTTCTTTGTAATATTCCGTCTCGCCCTTTATCTCTTTATACAAGTCGAACAGACTTTGTCTTTGCTCATCAGTTAATTTACCTTTCATTCCCCCGACAAATGCGGAAACACGGCCGTCCAGGTTCAACATCAATACATCAGATTGTGCTAGAATATTATCGATACATAATGTCCCTCCGGCATAATATGATTTTAATTCCTTTACATTTGCGATTATTGTACTAATCTCATCCGTAGTTGGTAAATCATACTGTATTGTTGTAACGACTATTTTATTATTAGTCTTTGCAAACTGTCGCACACGTTCACAAAATAGTTTACTTTTTTCGTATATGTTCATCTTTATCTATTTAAAAAAACGCTCTCATCTATTATTTGTGATGCATTCACTGTTTTTACGTCTATCGACCGGAACCAATCAAAACGAATTCCCATATCCAACCTGTTTTTCAGGTTATGTACTACTGCTATGGCTTTCCATTCTTCTTCGGTCAAATTTTCGTTGAGAAAATCAACTAGTGGTCCTGTCGTACCAATTATTTCTTCATCTGGGTTGTAGTATGTGCCTATGTCAGGCAAACTGTCTAATGGAACATCATACACATGATAGCCTATGGATTTCCAATCAGTCAATCCTTCGATTAATGATATGTCATGAACCATGTGGTCCTGGTCTGTTATTACTATCATGCCTTCTCTTTTATTTTTATTATTGGTCCCGCTCCTTTGGTCCACTCATCCAACTGCGCTTCGTTGAACCATCCGGCGTTATACTTGTGTTGTTCCATCGGGTTCAACCAGAATATGATCTCTCCGTTGGCGATGTTGTTCTTCCATTTTGGCGATAACGCATAATACGTGCAGCCCGCCTCTTTTAGACGATCTTCTATTTTCATCTTGTCTACTGCCTTCCTCAACGTATAAGCGTTTATGTCGCTGTCCCGCATGTGTTCCGTCACCTGTTTAGGCATCTTCGATACTATACAGATGTTGAGGCCGGTGCCGTTGTCGAACACTTCGCTCTTGCCGACGAACAATGCTATGTCTAGCCTGTCGAACGCGTCACGCATAGTTTTCATCTTACTATTGTCCTTGGATAGTATAGCAAAGCTTCGCGAGTTCCAAAGTCCTATGAACCCTTCTTCCGTGTTGTCCAACTGTTGTGACGTGTCCGCTTTGATAAGTGACTTCAAATACTCTGGATTGCCGCTCGTATATCCCAGCAGACATACTCCATCCTTCTCGAAGAATGATACTTTGTTCTTATGTATCGTACGAATTTCTATCCCGTATAGTGTCTTCTCTACAGTCTTGAGTCCTAGCAATCTTTTTTCTATTACAGATTTGCGGACGCCGAATGCATCACGCATATCACTTATGCCCCACTCATGCTCGGCACAATAATCGGAGCCAAGGGATATGCCAATCAAATTGTCCCCGTCTGTTATCCATTTCCTATTAAAAAGTCCTCGTCTCATCTGGTAAAATTAATTAGTTGAAACAAATATAGTAATAGTTAATAAGAAAGCCTCTACTTTTTACGGTAGAAGCTCAAAATAAATCCAGCAGATTGTTTTTTTTTATTTGTGAATGAAGTCTTGCTTTAATCTCTCCAGATTCCTGTAGAGCCTGCCAACGTTATCAAGCATGCCGGTCTTGCCGCCTCGCTTGTCTTCCGTCTTAAGAGCATCAATCATGTTGGTCAGATTGTATGCCATGTTGTTCATGAGCTTCATCGACTCGGGGTCCATGTTAGGAAATCCCATCTTTAGTGCGACTATCTCGTCTGCCATCTCCACCAACAATTGGCTGGTATCGATTAGAGTCTTCTCTATCTTGCTAACATTTTTCAAATTTTTTGAAATAACAAAACGAAATTTCGCTTTTTCTGGCATTTGCGATTTTGTTAATGTTTCATTTATATCAAAATCTATTAAAGATTTAATTTTTTTCATTTTCTTTAAATTTCCATTTGAATCCGCCAGATATTATACGATAGCCATTGCAGCATTTACTAATATCAGAAATATTTAATTCTTTACTAGCTTGATATACATTAGGCCATTCTCTAATATATTCACCGAGTTTAGTCATTTATAATCTATGTTTATTTCTTTATATATCACTGTATCACTTGGATATTTTGCACGTACTTGATAAACTTATGCCGCTGTCTGGACAGCGGCAGATGCAACTTGGCATCAACGGCGGACGCGAGCACCTTCGTCGACTGTATACTAACCATTTATGCTTATATTCATATAAGGGATTTATATGGAAATTTGCCTATTATTTACTAACCTTTACTGTACTAGAAGTTGCCAATGACTCTGCCTGTGCACAGGCAGATGCCATAGCACCTGGTGACGGAAACATCTTAGCATCTACTGCTGATGCAAGTACCTTAAGGAATACAAATAACGGTTCAGCTAGAACTGCACTATATGAAGGTAGATGACCTACTTTAGTTTCTTTTCCATTAACCCAAATCTCTGGCGCAGTGTCCTTTATTCTCGATCCTGCAGTCTGATTGATCTCCGAGTCCGTCGTTATTGTTACTGTGCCGCCTCGTAATTCTATTATCGAACTTGTACCGACGTGCTCTATAGTTATCGCGTTGTCGCTCGCTATGTTAATCCTGGAGTCCTTCAGCGACATCGTCAGTCCCTTCTCCCTGGTGTAGAATATCTTGAGATCTTCCTGCCCGTCGTATATCAATGAATGTGTCCCCTCGTACGAGCCCCTGATCTCTGCTAGCAGGTCAGGAGACGTCTCTACGATGTTGAAAAAGAACGGTGCATACACATTACCATTGTCAAAAAATACGCTTACTACTGCGCCCAACCTGGGAACAGACAGTGCGCCGGATCCGCCGCCGGATCCGAAAGTAAAACCTATTGCCTGTTCTGCCCAGGGTATGTCCTCTACATCCAGTTCGTCGAATTTTCCAAATACCCTAACCCTGGCACGACCTTTTTTTTCTGGATCAGTGATGTCGACGATTTCGCCGTACATGTGCATATTCATCAGGTCATCTGTGACCATATCTTTTCTCTTCATAGTATAAAATTATAGGTACACATTGCCCAAATTAATCGGCGGCACCGTTGGATTATCATTATTATAAGCATTTCCTAAATTTTTAGTAGTTTTCGTCGTGGTATCGATACCAGGCGCGCCTGGGTAAACGTCCTTCTCGCCTATGTTTAATGCTAGTCCGATCTTATCACCGCCCCCTAAGAATCCATTGATAGATTCCAACAAAGTTCTATTTGTGACATCGTACACATTACCTAACGCCATACCTGTAATCTTAGATTGTAACCCACCAAGTGCGTTGCCTATTAGATTACCTCCGAGATTAGATAGTTGATTGCCGAATCCCTGAACTTTGCTAGTAAGTGCAGAAGTAGCACCATTAAACAAGTTATTTGGGTTCACTGCATCGTCCATACCCGGGACTCTGGATCCTAATGGAATATCTTCTAGTACTGCTCTGTCATTCTCTGCGTTCTGTGATGTACCAGTAAACTTGCCTCCAATAACATCAGATCGCTCCACTGTGCCCTCGCTTGTAGACGAATAGAAATCAGTTAATGCAATGTCTAATAGCTTATATGTAGACTTCTGCCGTATTGTACCAACTTTTATTTTGAAACTCTGCGTTGCCATTTCTGTATCGCCATTCATCTTAAATTCATCACCAAAGCTCTCTTCAAAATCGAACTCACAATGTCCTAGATCAAACTCTATAACAGATATTAAATCGTCAAGTACCTTTAAGTCATCGCCAGTCGGTTTTTCATCTATACGTTTCTCTAATATACTAGATTTCAATAATTTACTAACGCTGTGAAATTTTCGTATCTCTGCTATTCTAAGAGTCATAGTAAACCAGCGTAGATTCTCCGGCAACAATTCTCTCATATATTTGCCATCGAACGTTGCCTGTCTGTATAGATCGGCAAATGCGGTCATTCGTAAATCGATACTTTCTAGACAATCTATCTTCAGCACTTTTTCGAAACCTCTATTAGGTTCGAAACCCTTAGATTTCTTATCTATCTTCCATAGTTCGGCAACACCTGAAATACCCTGAAAAAAATATGGCGCATTTTTATTCATATATTCTAATATACGTTTGAATTCTCTCAACATTTTAAAACGTTGTTTAAAACCTATTTGTTGTAAATAATGCTGTGCTGAATTTATACCGCTTCCACGAGTAGCGAACAGTGGGTTCTCGCACTGACCAGTCTCAAGATCGACGTGTACTGGGTTGAATTCGAAATGGAATGTAAAACCCAAGTATGTAGGATCTTCATATCCGAATAAATCAGATGTAAATAATCCCTTGTGAAATGTCCTTATCCTATCGTCTATTGGTGCTATCATTATTTTTCTACTTTTTATTTCTATTTATTGATGTGGTATCGGCCATTCTCTCCTAGCTAGGTATAGATCTTGAAAAAAATTAACATCTTCGTCACTCCACGTAATATTCATACCAATTATATAATAATATCCTGATAAAAACTTATCTTTACTCATCTGTACACCTTCATCTGCTAAATCTGGATCTTGTGTTATTTTTTGCCGTATATTTCCATCTTGATTCAATAGTAATACTGGAACTCTCTGTCCACGATACAAGTTAAAATTACATTTAGTTAAAGTAACATGTAATATCATTTTTTCTATTTCCTGTTTGTTTTGCCAGTTATTAACTATGGCGTGCATGTAATTTTCATGCACTGCACCAACTGGATTTGATATTTGTATTCCTAAGAATTTATTCTTATTCTGATTCTTGTATATTTCTGGTTCTTTTATTCGTCCTCTTAATAATATTTTATCATCAGTACCTTTAGTTGACAAAGGTTCTACAAAATAACTCTGATATTTTGTATTCGGATCACCAGATAAACCCATATCATAAAACTGAACATATCTTCTATATCCATTTGCCTGTACCACCTCGCCACAGTTGTTCAATAGTGTATAGCCGGAGATCCAGTTACCATGACCTCTTAGATTCTTGTGGTTTGATAACAGTATTTTTGTATCAAATTTTTCCAGTTCCTGACCCTTGTTAAAATCTTTCTGCGCGTTAAGTACCTCGTATGCTTCATCTATCTCAAATTCCTCACCGAATTGGTTATTCACGTTTACGAAGTTCAATATGTAATAATGATCTATCCATGTAGTAAAAAAACTGTCATCATCCTTGTATGATGCCTTTGTTATATCTGTTGTGAACTTTTTATATGAATCAAATGCACAAAGCCAAGTCATCTTATCATTGGTGATAGTTTCGTTTGATGCAAAGCCCAATTTCATGTCTGATGCAACGCTAAGAAGTGCATCCCATGAATTCTGGTCCTTAAATGCCTTACAAAATTCGGCGTGTAGACTTGGTACCCTTAATGATGCTGTTATTGAATACATAGCTTTATTTCCAGAACTATCTGCTGATGGATATGATGCTATATTTTCAATCTCAAAATCACACCTTATAGGATTAAATTCATCTATACGACTACGTATGAACACTGACAATGGATCACCATCTTTAGGATAATTTTTGCTTAAAAATACGCCATCATGACAACCGACTACAACATTAACAATAGGAATAAATTCAGTTAAATCTAAACTAAACGACATTAATTCATTTTCAGTAAACTTATAATTATTTATCTGTATCAATGGATATAAAGATCCTGACTGTTTAGTTTTCTGATCAGTTGAAAACAACGGATTATTAGGATCATCCTGATTTATCATTCCCATCTCATCTATAGCAATGGTTGGCACTGTTATTTTCTGTATTTTCCTTTCTAATGAAGATGCCATTTATTTTATGTTCTTTTTTATGTGAATTTGATATTTTTTAGTTTCTTCTGTTCACGGTATTCCCTTGTTCCAAGCAAGTTTATATTATTTAACTGAACGAAAAATGCGATTCTCAATCAATTTAGATTTTGCTCTAGCCTTTGATATAGGATCGGTTGTATTGACATTGCACTTCACAACGTCTGCACCGAATATGACGTTGCCGTCAACTACCTTTATCTCTTTGCTTCCTGGCTCTGCAAAATTCGGAGGTAGATTAGTTTTAGAACCATTTGACAATGCTTCTGATTTTACTTGTAAATATTCTAATCTCTTGGCATCCTTCTTGCTAAGTCTATCAGGATCAAAAAATTTATTTATTAATGATTCTTTAGACGCAACTTTGTCAAGTTCACGTTTAGGTTTGAATACGGCTTTCATTACGTCATCATCAGGTATCAATATTATGTCGCCTTCGTCTATTGAAAACGGATTAGATATACCATTGAACTTTAGCAAATAATCCAGTTTGTTAGAGTCTCTAAAGTAGATCTTGGCGATCAAATCTGAACGCATGACCAAGTCAGAAGAAACAATACCAGTGCTCTTGATAATCATCCGACCACCTGTATTGAAGTCAACAGATTGTGCGGTAAGATCCTTGATGTACTCATCATTTACTTTTACCTGTGGTTTGTTTCTAAGTGTGTCTAAAAATAGCATAATTATGGTTTAGTTGTTCCAGATAACGATTTACTAGCATCGCCAGCCCAAGTCTTGGCTATTTGCAATTCACCTGGGTTAAACTTGTTACCCCACATAGATTTACCAGGTATCTTCAAGTTTGCACTAGCATTTTGATTAGCAGCTACTTGTGCAGGCGTTAATTCTCTGAATCCCTTTGATCCCGATTCTGTATTATTAGCTGCTTCTCCTTTTGGTCCTGATGTATCCGCCATTGAGTTATGTGTAGATGAGAACACTGCATTATCGTTTATGCCGTAATACAACCTACCATTACCAAGGTTGAACATAGATTCTATATCACCCTTGTCCCTTGGCTTGCCATGATTCAATTTAACCGTAAACATTATCTCGGTTGGAAAATCGTCAGCACCAAGAATGTCGCTAGTTGTCATCTCGATGTCAGTACATATAAGATTACCAATCATAGCTATAGGGTTCATCGGGTTGCCTATAACTAGATGCCATTCACCAACTGGATCACCAGTCAATAGTGATCTCATGGCTATGATCTGTGGTCTATCCTTCTGTGCAAATTTACCCATCGCCATTTTACCGGCGCCTAGAGCTAACTCTTTGATTGCTTGTAATGCACTCTCTGGTGATTGTATTATTTTAGAAAATGTATCCATGAATCCACTTTTACCATCTTCTCCACCAGTTATTTTCTTTAAACCAGTCATGACAGAATCAATATAACCACCAACGTCGCCAGAATAGAAAGCTTTCTGATCACCAAGCATAGGTTTATTTGGATGTTGAGGAAAATATCTTATTGCACCACCCCAGAACTTAGCATTATTATAACAAAGCGTTAACATATTACCGATGATGTCAAGCATAGCCATTTTAGGATTAATTCCTGCTTCTGAATTTAATTTATAATGAAACTTTATAGATAGTTCTTGTTCAAAATGTAAACCTTGATCTCTAGCCATGGTCTTATTTACAACATTTACAGGGCCATACACCTTATTAGCATAGGGTCCGTCTGATCCATAAACTTCTTTGGCGTAATCGCTCTCGCTTTGTGCCTGTCCAGAGTACTCACGTGGATTTAGGAATGCCTGTACACCCCCAATTAATTTTCCACCAGGAACAGCGGAAAATGGTTCATTTTCAAACCCCCTCTCATTACCTGAGATCTCCTGCACCTTTGCCTCTATCTCTTTCCACATCAATCCAGCCGTGAATTTCATTAATCCAGATAATGGATTTTCTGTCTCCTCCCCCATCCATGTAACAGCTTGTGCAACTGGTGGCATATTGCTACCATCATGTGTCTTAACATTATCTGTCATAGGAACCGGATACCTTCTAAGCGTTACCATATAGTTATTAGGAATATGACCATAATATTTACACCATAAGAAATCAGAATACGAATAAGGAGTTGATCCAAACGAATTATATCCGGTAGAGTTTTCTAGAGACCATTGTATGATGTTGTGCGCTGTTGGATTACGTGAAATAATAGGTGTTGGTCCAAGTAGTCCTTTTGCACTGTCATACAATCTGTTGAAATCACCTGCTGCGCTGTCGTACCTAAACATTGAATATTCATTAAACAATGATTTAACACCCAGTGATGGCATCTCTGCACCGATAATATTATCTCGGTATGCATAACCAAATGTATCACCACCAAAACTGGCTTGTGGTATTCCCGGCTCAACTTTTGGATTTACAACAGGATCTGCTATTGGTGCAGATGATTCTGCTACTACTTTCTTATGTTCTACTGATTTCGGCGGATCTACTGGTGGATTACCCTCAGCGTCTTCAACTCGGGTAGTCGTAGTCCATACTGCGCTTTCTCCGCCACTGTCTACTGTTCGATAATAATATTTTGGTCCTTCAAGTTTTACGAATACTGTTGCCATCTTATAGTGTTATTTTTTAAGAAAGAATAAAACTTCCCCTTTACTATATATATCTACAGAAATTAAGGCAGAACTTCATCGAAATACTTGTGTATCTTAACCAATGATGAGTCAGGGTCGAATAGAACGAATTCGAAATTTGTACTATACGTTGTAAAAAAGTTACGGATGTTCTTGATAAGATAAGAATTTAGCTGGTAGTGAAAGTACACGACCTGCTTTGATTTCTTATTGTTCATTGCCTGTCTCAGCTTCTTTTCTATCTCCTGCTGTATTATAAAATCTTGGGGCGTGAAAATTTTCGACTCGGCCTGATAGTCGTACTCCAGAATCATCTCCTTAGTGTCGATTATGTAGCTCTGCCGAAAATTTTCAATGTTGCGTCTGGCAACCTTCTTCTCCTCTTGTGTGAAGACTATTCTCAAGACCTTCTTTTTTACAGTCTTTTTTACAGGTTGTTCGTCTGTCATTTTTGAAGCTTTGCTTTTTGTTTGGCACGTCTCTCTGTTAGTTCCGCTGATCTATCTTCGGCTAACTTTCTGTTGTTGGTCATAATCTCGTTGGCTCTATCATCACCAACCTTTTCGATCAACGTGGATAATGCCGCTGCTTCAGCATCTGCTGCTGCATTACGCATATCAGTCTCGTTGCTGTTCTTGAACTGTCTGTCTATTTGTTTGCCCGCTTCTATAGAACGGCCAACTCTACTGGCCCATGCCGTAGACGACTCGTTTTTACCGATCAAACCCATCTGCTTGGCTAACTCTCTTCTCTGTCTTCTATTATAATGCATAATTAAAATTATTTTTTTTGTAAAAATTTGTTTTCTATTGTAATATAATTGTAACTAAATTTTATTACACTTTTATTTATTTTTACGGTAATATAATTGTAACTAAATTTTATTACACTTTTATTTATTTTTACGGTTAATTTTTCTTGATTTCTTGGCAGCCTTATTCTTCCTCTTCCTATTCTTCCTGTACGCGATAAGATCTTTAGCAGGCTTACCAGGCGATCTGAACGGATTGATAGTCCTTATCGGTGTATTCTCATCAATAGAAACCGTATAACCCTTAACAACATCATTTGTTTCGATTACGGTAAAGTCTTGGTTTTTGTAAATGATTACATTAAAATCACCAATAGTTGCAGTTGCTAAATTATTGCTTAATCTTAATCGAGCATCGTCTTCTTCAGTAGTTAAATCATACTTGTCGTACTTTATTACGGACAACTGTTTCTCTAACTTTTTAGATGTCTCTAAATCGAGGTCTTTCAGATCGCCGTCGTTGATTTGGATCTCCTGTGTGTGATCCAAAAAACTTTCTTTTTCTTGCATTTATTCAGATTTTGGGTTTGCGTCTTGCGTTTCTTCCACGTTGACCGTGGCGTCATCACCGACTATTGTGAATACTTTTGATTTTATTGATTCTTTGTCCGCTCCTATATTTACATGGATCATCCACTCGTCGTCCTGCTTACCCGCACCGATAACTCCTTCTATGTCCATTATTTTCTTCTGCATAGGATTCTCCACAACAGAAGATGTATTTGTATTAGTATTATCATCTATGTCACCGCCGGCTGCGAATCCAAAAATGAACTTGAATATCAGCATGAACATTGTAGGTATAAAACAATCGGTAGTGTCTAGCGCTTGATTAACGCTCATCAATACGAACTCCGGTTCTTTATCGTCAACTTCGTCGACAGGATCCACGTCTTCGTCAGGTTCAGGTAATGACATTCCGGTGATGTCACAAGCGAAGCAAGGTATCTCCTGATTTATCATCTTATGCGTTGTCATGAACCCAAGGAAGTGCCACCTCTCTGGCTCCTGCACGTCTAGCCCGGACCTGTCAAGCATCTTGCGTTGTGCCGCAGTTAGTATGTCAGGGTCCTCGCCCTCTGCCTTACCGGTTATAACTGTAAGCGACACAGCTGATCGGATGTAATTAAACTCCTTCAAGACGCCCAATTGTCCGGGCAATCCCTTAGCATCCCTGGTGAACGGAAGCACCGCCACGGTGATCGTTAGCGGCACTATGCCGATCCTGTCGTCTTTCTTCACGACGTCGAATTTGTCGGTACTGAATAATACCTCAGTTTTTTTTGTCATTGGTTCCTGCGTAAAAATTTGTAATTGCGCTTCTGACTGCATCTCGTATCATCGGCACGTCCAGATCGGCAACTATGAATTCAACTATGTCGTCGTCTGCATTATCAAACGACTGCGACAGCACCTTATAAAGACTTACAGCCGGAAGATTCATCTCTATGGATATTTCGACAGGAACCGGATTAGACTTTTGTTTCTCGAGCAGCGCGTGTATTGGACTCTTCGGTTTCGGTGTGCCTATGCTAACATGCGGCGCGTTGATAGGCACGCCGTGATTAGCAACAGGATCTGGCGCAATATTAAGCAGCATAGAATCGTCCTGTATTCTCATAACTGCATCGCCGAGCATGTCGTACTTCACACGGGTCCCGTCTGTAAACTCGACCAGTATCATGTCATTTACGACGACGACGTCTTTGAACTCCGTGACCCTACCGGCCTTATCTGTTTTAACCCATTGGAATTTTGGAACTGCGGCGAGCTCCTCCCTTAATGGTGCGAGTTGTTCCTCTGTCATAACTTTGTTTTTCTTTTTAAACCATTCGAACATTGCATCGAGTTCATTATTTGGTGTTTCGTGCTATTAATTCTTCTGCCTTGCGCTCGTACCAACCTGTCTTCTTCATGTCCTGCTCTAACGGCTGGCCCTCTTTGTGACCTAGGCGCATGCGATATTTAAAAGCAGTCATTTGACAATATGATATTGTCGCGTCAATACCCCAGATCTTCTCCATCATTTCTATAACTTCGTAGCGCCCCTGCTTGTAGTGTTTAGCATTACCCTCTGCGTCGTATTGATCCTCTGACGCAGAATCTAATTTATTATTTTTCATTCTTGTTCTTTTATATTCCTTTATACATTCAAGGTATATCAAAGTTTCAAATTAAAATAAAGTTTCACGATAGGAACATTTTAGTCTACTCGTATAAAAAGAATATGGGATTTCTGAATGAGTTTTTTGACGAGATATATTGTATTAATCTGGACAGACGGGAGGATCGATGGGAGGACGTACAAAAGGAGTTCGCTAGGTGGGACATTAAGGTAAAGAGGGTATCTGCAATAGAAGGCAAATCACTGCCTATTCACGAGGACCAGTTAATATCGGCTAACGAGATGGGGTGCACCAAGAGCCACATGTCAATACTGCAGGAGATGGTCGACAAAAAATATAAACAAGTTCTAATATTTGAAGACGACATAATATTCTTGCGCGACCCACATGCTGAGGTTAAATCAATAGCAGGATACCTGCCCGAAAATTGGGACATGCTATATCTCTGCGGCAATCAGGTCAGACCCGTGATAAAATATCGGTCTATATGGAAGTGCGTCAGGACGTTCACCACCGGCGCGTATGGAATAACAAACGAGTTCGGTAAGAAAATATTGGAAACTGTAAACGTCAAGTCAAGACAGATAGACGTAGAGTACGCAAACACACACTTAAGAGGAAATTCATTCACGTTAAATCCTGGATGCTGCACGCAAAAAGCCGGATTTAGCGACATACAGCAGGGTTTCGTCGACTACACCAAATTTATGTAAAATTATTTGTTTCGTGGCTTAGACCTTTGTAAATTTTCTTCTGCTAAATCTAATGACATACAGCACATAGTAGATTCATCACCACCAGCTTTCGTCATATTGTAAGCGTTTACAAAATTATAATAAGCTACTTTTGCAACATCATGATTTTTTGATCTACTTAATATTGAATATGCTGAATCTCTAAATTCTTCACCAAAAATTTCAGTTATTGCAAATTTAAGGTCGTCATCCGTTAAATATGTTGGTACATCAAAAATTTTATATCGTTCATTTATTTCTTTTATCTGCGCCTTTGTCTTTGATACTAAGGGTCTTAATATATTTTGTTTATAAGCAGTGTAATCTTCTTGAGAATTTTTTATGGACGCCATTAGAGAACTACCCCTTTCATCTGGTGGATATAAAAATATTGTATTTATTCTTTTCTTGATCTTTCTAGGTATTCTGAATTTTTTCTGTTTCTGTTTCATTTTTATTTCATTTTACATTATTAATTTTTCATGATTT